TCTTTAGATATAAGCTTCTCACAAGAGAGGAGAAATAGTACATCCCCCTTTATAATATCTTTCTTATCAAAAATATGAAGGAGATCATGATTTTGTAATTTCTCTTTGATCTGCTCCACATACGGAATAATCCAACTATCTGGGTTGTCTGTAAGAATGGTTATGATCATTTTTTCACTGCCCAGCACCAGTCCCCACTATCAACCTCAAAACGATGATACTCAGGATGTTGCTTTACAAGAAGATTAAAAATCTCTTTAATATGAGGTGTAGTTAGTTCTTCCTCTGAAAAAGAATCATGTCTAATCCCATCAGTTTCTGTTCGTCCTTTATTAGAGTTTTCGTAGGTCCACCCATAATCATCCCAGATGATTACCCCTCCTCTATTCAAAAGTTTATCACAGAGAAAAAAAGCACTACTATCTATAATCCAATTCTTAGGACCGTCAATAATAATAAGGTCATATTTAGGAGAACATTTATTATTGGAATCTGTTTGGCGTTTTATCTCATCGTGGAGAAACCAGCTATACCCAGTTTTCATTCTAAATACATCGACATACTTTTCCAAATTCAAATTAGATAACTGTGTTTCAATGTTAGGAGAAAACCAATCACGGTGGGGAACCATTTTTTTGTTAGGAAAGCTCTTGGCTCTGTGTGGGTCGGAAAGGCAACTCATCATTTCTATATCAACACAGGTAAGGTGTCCTCCCTTATTCTCCTCCAAGGCAGCAGCCATATAACAACTTGCAGTTCCGTGAGCAATACCCAATTCTAAAATATTAGATGGTTTTCTTTTCACAATAAGATCATATAAATATTTGCCATGAGTACTAGAAATAAAAGGCACATGTTTAACAGCTTCATAAACTGTATTAAAATTCATCTTTCTTCTCCCACAATAGGATAATACCTCTTTCGCAAAGCATTTCTATTTGGGTAATGGGAGCCCTCATGACTAGCGGCTACTCGCTCATCCCACTTGTCTCTAAAGAAATTAAATAGCTTTGAATTATTATAAAATGTAACCCCTTCTTTATGCAATGCTGCGGTAACGGGCATCTCCCAATGATGTGACTGCTCATTATCCTCTTTAAATATATCAAACAAAGAAAGGTGGGCAAGTGTTTCCCTACGAGTAGCCCATAACCTACCCTTAACACAGTCTACTTTCCCATGTGCCGTAGGAGGAAGATTTATTTGGTCCCCATTACGCTGCCAATTTTCAGAACATAACCCCATTACTACTTTATTTTTACCATAAAGCTTTTCAGCCTCTTCTAGCCCGTCTAATATACCCTGGGAAGCCTCATTAGAACTAGGAATTAAATCATCATCTAACTTAACTATACAGCCTTCCATTACATATGGCATCAAAAGAAGAGAAGCTCCACATCTAATATTTCTATTAGAATTAATAATGAGATCAGCATTAGAGTCTTCATAAAGCATCTCGGGATTATTATTCCAGACAAAGACCTGAGTTTCTACTGTTTGCTCTTTTAATTTTTTAGTAATCTCTAATGTTTGTTGTGACCGTTGCCAATTCATTAGGATGTAGGTGATTATTGGTTTATTCATTGGTTTCCTCTATATAAAAAGGGTGCATAATTTTGTCTAATTTTAGTGTCCTGAAAAACTAATTCTCGGTTGTGGGCAGGGTTAGTACTCATGCCCTTTGGATTTGTATAATAAGTGCCCACCACATCATCAACCTTTAAAAACTTATAACCTTTAGAGGATAACCTACACCACATTTCAAAGTCAGCGGCTATAGTAAACTCAGTTTGGAACATCCCAACATCTATGATACTTTGTTTCTTAAGCAGGGGGAATGGCCCACAACAAGATCCATATTGTAGTAAGGCTTGAATATTATTAGCATCGTTCCAATTATAAAAACCAGTAAGACTACTATGGTCCCCCTTATCTGAAATCCAACAGTTAGAGTATATAATGTCTGCGTCTGGTATTGAATTTGCGTAAATACTTAAGGCTAACAAACTGCCAGGGAAAATCTTATCATCTGTATTGTAATTCATTACATACTCGTACTGCGCTTTCTCTATCCCTTTATTCCAAGCCTCATAAATAGTAATACGCTCTTCACACTCAATGATTGTTTTCTGGATACCTTCCCTAAACTTATAATCCTTAATAGTTTGCAAGGAGCCATCCGTGGAGTTAGCGTCTACAAAAATAATCTCAAACTTTTCAAGGAATTGGTAGTTCACATACTTCAAGTAGTTATCTATAAACTTTTCCGAATTATAGGTTGAGCAGATTAAACTAATCATCCTATTACCCCGTTACGCTTTAAAATATTAAGATAAACTTTATGCTTATACTCCGCTGTCTTTTTAAGATGAAAATGGTCTGACCTACTATCCTCTCTCATATTATAAAATAACATCGCAGTTCTCGCATAAGCCCCCTTATAACCACTAAGAGCCATTCGCACCCACAAATCAAAATCTTCTAGAATATCCAGGTCTGGTGTAAAGCCTCCTACATTGTCAAAGGCTTCTCTAGTAAGGAGGGAGGAGCATGGGATGAATAACTCTTTCATCACCCTTTCCTTAGACCACTCGGGTTTTGCTAGTAATTGATCTACTCTTCCAAACATCTTAACAGTAGGGTAAACAGGACAAGCCCCCTTACCGTCATAGTGCCTTCTTAATAAATCTCTAATAGAATTAATAGAAAAGTAATCATCAGCATCCAACGGTAAAAGAAATTCGCTATCCGTAGTCTTAATAGCTTCGTTTCTAGCAGAGGCGGGTCCAAGATTTTTATTTCCATAATGAAAAGTAACTTCAGGATACTCATCTTCAAACCTTAAGATATCCTTAAGATCAAAAGATCCATCATCCCATACTATATGCTCAACTTCTACATTATCCTCAACAGCCCAAAGCCTTTGATTTTTTATAGAATCTAATGCTGGTTTAAGCATATGAGCATCATTATAGGTGGTGGTAATTACGCTAACCTTCAAAAGTCCACTCCGTATTATATGTTACAGGGGGTCTACCCTCTCTAGTTTTGATCAATCTTATAGCCTCCGAATATAACTCCAACCTATGCTTGCACACTTTCCCCATGCTAAAATATTCTTCTGTAACCTTGTGCAGATTCTCTCCCATCTCTTTAACATGTTGGGGGTTCTTAATACACTTCGTTATAACCTTTACCCAGTCAGCTTTAGTAGCCCCTACTGGGAGTAGGTACCCAGTCTTCCCATTTACAATAGTCTCATCGTAGCATCCCACATCAGAGGCAATAAGAGGCATCTTGTACCTTCCTGCTTCAGCTACTTTAATCTCAGACTTAGAATCATTAAAAGGGTTCATTTGAAGAGGAGCAATAGCAATATCCATATTAGCATAAATGCCTCCGTAACTGTCTGGGGAGAGTGCGTGATAGATTTGCCAATTAGGTGCCCCTTTGAATCCGCTTAGTAGCATTTTTTTATAATTCTTCCAAACATCATGCTGCCACTCATCTTTAGTCTCGCCCTTCTCATCTTTAACGGGTGTAGGAGATCCATAGAAACCCCAGTGAACCTTTTCACGGCCCACTCTTCCATTAACTAGGTGCGGGACTCCTGCAAACTCTTTAATATCTTCCTCATGGTGGATACCTCCTGCCCAGCCAATCCTCGTTAGATTTTTACTTGGTTTTGGAAATTTAGGTAAATTCCAGCAGGGTAAATCGTAATCAATAGCGTTCTTAACAATAGCAAGAACCCCATTTACATTCTCCTTCACCCTCTCTGCAAACTTCCTCTGTGTGACCGTTACTAAATCTGCATTAGCATAAAGAAACTCGGTAATCTGCTTTAGCCCACGATCTTTGTAAACATCATATAGCCTATGTCCTTCGTACAGATCAGTTAAAAGGTCATCAGTATCAAAATGAACAAACTTACCAAACTCCTTTGCCTTCCCCACCATACGGGCTGTATAGGGTCCACCAAAGTTAGAAATATTATTAGTCCAAATAATATCAGCCCACTTCATATCGGCATAATCCCAATCCTCTAACCAAATCCCACTAACTGTTGCTTCGCCATTGGCTGTGTTTTCTTTAGTAGCCATCCCTAGTGGATTCAGATTATACCTAAACTCAACCTGATCACCGTACATTTCGTTGAGCTTTTTCATAGGGCCAATTACCCTATAATACGAACAACCTCCTTCATTAGCAGGCGCACACAGTATTTTTAATTTTTTAGTCATAAGCTTATATAAAAAAAGGAGGACAGGGCATTAACCCCATCCCCCTATTATAGTCACTATCTAGTAAAACTAGACTTCGTATTCGCCTTCTTCTTCTTCTTCGGCGTGAAGTGCAGCAGTCCCATCGGACGAGTGCGAAACCCCAACAGCAGCAGCAAGGCTACTCACCGCTCCACCAATATCCAAGGTCTTGTCCATAGGGACAAGGGCCTTAACAGCCTTAATATAGTGCTTGCGCTTACGGTCACTAAAGAGGGCCAAGGCACCTTCCCAGGCTGCTAGGCCAGGAAGGAATGCAGTACCGATACTGAGAGCAGTTTGGAAAATACCATTCCAGCCCCCTTCATCCAAATCACCACCAACAGGGATATAAGAACCCCCTTCAACGATAGCATCTTTAGATGTCATCACAAGAGTAGTTCCTTCAGGGAACTGTTCTTTAATAGAATCAGGAAGTTGGTCAAAAGGAATGACCGCAGCCTCTCCCCCCTCAACAACCTGATCAGCGGTAGTAAAAACCGTGCCTTCTCCGAAGACTGCTTCAAGGGCCGCACAAGACATAAGACCTGTTCCCATAAAGACGGTTAACATAAGTGTTAGAATAATATTTTTCATAATCAGTTGCTTTGCATTTTCGAGAGATAGTCATCATCAGGCACATCTTCGGCCATCGTAGGATTTTGACTACTCCCTTCGTGGGATGGAAGAAGGCCAATAGCGGCAGTCTTCACATCTTCATATTCCTCCTTTTTAACGAGAGCATGAATGTCGTGGAGGGAATCCATCCATGTTGCAATTTCAGCCTTGCTGCCAGCCTCGGAAGACTTAGGGCGGGGCGAGGATTGATCATACTTGGGCCATTGGCCTTCCATGATCTTAACGATTTTAAAGTCATGCCCTTTAGCGATATCAGTAATGTCACCGAAATCTTCATCAAGCATTGCAGCGATAATCTTCTTAAAGAGAATCACTCCGATAGAGAGGATTTTAACATCCCCCGTCTCACGATCTACCACATTCATGTAGTAGCGGGAACGAGGTTTGATCTGACGGGCCAGATCCTCATCTTTGTTGGGCTCTTTCCAGAGCGAGTAATACGCATCACAAAGAGGACAAGGCTCTCCGTGGGTTTTGCGACAATGGACATTCTTCACTCCACCCTGACCATCAGGGACTCGGTGAATCTTTGTTTCGGCATAGAACATAGTGTCCTCGTCCTTGCCGGGAAGGATGCGTACTGAATTAGTACCGTCCAGCAGTTGCATAAATTTTGTAAGGAAATCACTGTTCGCGTTTCCCTTACCAGCGTTACTTAATTCTTCGTGTTTTGCTCTTAGAGCGTCTAGGTCGATAGCCATGTTAAAACCTCCTATGGTTATTTGTTGTGGCAGTTATTGTATAATAGTCGTTGTTTATGAAATTTTTATATTATTTATATAAATTAGTCTCAGCCCTACGATTGGATGATAGCTGTACCAGCATATCCTTTTTATGCTCCAATGAGGAGACAAGGCCCTTCAAGAGTGTATACTTGAAAGAGGCTTCATTTACCCCTGTCGTATATACTACGAACTCTGGGGAAGATTCAACGAAATCATCTAAATCTTTTGCCGTTTGCTTGGCGGTGGTTGACGCTTTTTGCTCTTTCCTAGATTGGGCCGTGTATTTCGTTAAAGTGAGATTTGCGTCATCTAGCCTTTTTTTGGCTACAGATAGCAACCCTTGATAATAGGAATAGATAGAAGCCTGTTTAGCCATCTCATCATCAATGTTATGCTTATCGTACTGCGTTGCCGCATCTGCAATATCCACATAATTTTCCCAAGTTAGGTCTTCTAACGCTTCCAGTAAATCTGTTGCTTTATTCATAGTAGTAGTAGCTCCTTAGCTAATTCTGGGTTTAGTCTCGTAAACATCATAAATGCTCTAGACATTGTTATAGTCAGCTTCTCATTAGAAGCCCAAATAAATTCCTCATTTTCTCCTTCACCTTCTCCACCCATGCCACACAACTCTAAAAGCATATGGGTTATCTCATGAAGGAGGGTTTCTCTTGCAGGAGCATCTTCAATCTTCTTTTCAAGATGGATCTCGTAGGTATCGAAATCACAAGTACCCCAGCAGTTTTGCTTTCCAGCCTTTAAACCAGCTACAATCTTAATTGTAAAAGGTGCCCAACCCCCATTAACTTCCTTAAGATGCGGGTTCTCCTCTAGTATCTCATAAATATGCTTATTCTTCGCTTTCGTCAATTGCCTCTCCTTCTGCCATACGCAGAATATTATAGTCTATTGTCATAGGCACAGTAAAGCGGGGTCTACCATTTCTAGACTTAACCACATATGCCCTCATTGTACCTGAATCAAACTCTTCCTCATTCTGGTTAAGAGATATAGCGAAGTCACAAGTCCTAATCTTTCCATAAGAATCTCCCAACTCAGAGTCTGTAATAATCTTAACGGCCCTACCCATCCTATTAGTCTGCGTTGCGGTCCACAAAAGGACATTCTCCTCCATAGCCAACCCTCTCAATTCCTCAGAGATCCTCTGCTGGGCTTGGTACTCATGCTGGTTCTCTCTAGTGGGCCTGAGAAGCTCTAGGTAGTCGATTACAATAACATCGGGTGAGAACTCCTCATAGTTCCTAAGCTGCACAAGGAGGGCTCTCAGGGTGTTTACAGTAGCAGTCCCGCAAGGGAACTCCTTAATCATCAACTGGCTATCAGGGAAGTTAGTTTGAAAAATACTTAGCCTTTCGTCCACTTTAAGCTGGGCCGAGGGATCCTTTAGCTGGGATTGGGGAATTAGGGTCATCACGGAGTCGAACCTCTGTGCAATCTTATCCTCTGACATTTCCAAGGACACATACAGTACTTTGCGCCCTTCAACCATTGATTGCACCGCTTGGTTTACCAACCACAACGATTTGCCCACACCAGGGGGAGCAATAACCATAGCTAATTCCTTTTCACCTAAACCCCCTTCTAAGGATTGATTAAGAGAATGGAGAGGTGTCTTATACTTATCGCGCTTTTCAGCATTGTAAGTACGGTCCCAACGATTTTTGGTATCCCTAAAAAAGGATTGCCCAATATCAACTGTCCTGCTTACCATAAGGGCTTTACGGACAAGCTCCTCAGTCTCTTCTACTCGATTCTCTTTAATCAAAACCAAAGACTGCTTAATAGCATCCTTCATTGCCTCTCGTTTAGCAAAAGTTTCAATAAGATCAAGGTAGTAGTCTTCCCCATCTAGTGCCGAGGTGTCCAGCTTATTAATATACTGAATTTCATCAGTATAATCGTGGAGAGACTCATTTACGGACTTAGTATCTCTAATCTCCTGTTCTATAAAATCATCGGTAGGGAGATTCTTATACTTCTCGTAATGATCTCGGACCACCGAGAATATCCTGCTGTGAACAGGAAATTCAAAGTATTCAGGCTTAACTAAGTTTACAATTTGAAGATAAAAGTCTGAATCTGATTTAAGGAGATAAAGCATCCCCCTCTGAATATTTTCGCTAAATTCGTACATGTGCCTCTAAGCTACTGTGGTTTAATTTTCTTACTAGGATCTTGTCCTGCCTTATTATAGATCTCGGTGCTTAATTTCTTGGAGGCATTTAAGCCTTGTTTGACCTCCTCCTCATTTAAGCGTCTTGCTCCAACCTCTTTAATATACCCCTCTGAGGGTGTATACTTAGAATAATGCTGCCATCCCGTATCCATACGCTCCTTACACTTATCTTGGAGCTTCTGATTTACTTCATCAGAGCCACCGCTTCGATTATATCCCGTAGTCTGTGTCCACCCTGCTCCCTTAAAATGAACAGCAGGTGCGGATCTACCCCTCCAATTTTGTTCACATAATTTGCGACACTCAGGGCATTAGTTTTGTTTGCACACTTACCAAAAGTATACTCTCTTTCCCATGTCACTTTACAATCGTGACACGCATATTCATAAAGTTTTTTCATACGCTAAAGGATTCTCCACATCCACAAGACTTAGTAGCATTAGGGTTCACGAACTTAAATCCTTTACCCATGAGTCCATCTTCGAAATCAATGATGGTGTTGTTAAGATACAGGAAAGACTTAGGATCACACCATATCTCTAGATCTTTAGGTTGCCATTCTTTTATTGATACTTGGTCTGTCTTCTTCTTTACATCATCGAAGCCTAGAGAGTATGAGAAGCCTGAGCATCCTCCTCCCTTCACTCCCACGCGAAGAGACACTTCTCCTAGCTTCTGTTCAACTACTAACCTACCAACCTGAATGGCTGCTCTATCGCTCATCATTATCATTAATACTTGTCCTCTGGTTTCCACCAGTTTAATTCTTCTTCCTTGCCATCTAAGTATTGCAGGAATATATCAATCCACGCAATCTTTTTCAACAATCTCCACCAGTCAAGGAACAAGCATCTCCTGCCTGAATACTAACCTCAAGTGCTTCTTGCCCAGACATATACTTATCAATATTCTCTTGAGTGAAGGGGATAGCAGCTAAAGGCTCGCCATCCTTAGCACCTGCTCGATAAACTGTAAGCCCTTTGAGGTACGGAGCATAATCCAACGCTGCTTGAGAGAACTCTTCAGGGGTTGAAGTAGCGGGAAGGTTAATTGTTTTGGAGATGCAGGAGTCAATGTACTTCTGGATCGTAGCTTGCACTTTAATATGGTCTTCGGGGGCCACATCATAGGCTCCGACAAAAGGTTCCAAGTTTTTCTTTTCGTCATAATATTGCTGAAATAAGGGGTCAATAACTAATTTTTCTTTCCAAATATTATTATTACGCCAACGCCTGTTATACATAGCAGAGAAAATAGGCTCAATACCTGAACTAACCCCGTGGAGCATTGAAATAGTGCCGCAAGGAGGAATGGTAAGCATAACAGCATTGCGAATCCCGTGTCGTTTGATAAGCATTCTAATACGAGCGGGTAAAGTTTTTGCAAATTCTTCATTTAAGTATTTTTTAGAATCAAACTCAGCGAAAGGCTTCTTATCTCTGGATAGGTAAATGGATTGCTTGTATGCCTCATCACGGATAGTAGCGAACAACCTCTCCAAAAACTCCAAGCATTTCTCATTACCGTAGGGAATTCCAAGCTTGATTAGCATATAGTGTAAGCCTGTTACACCTAGACCAATACGCCTAGACCTCTCCGCTACAAGCTTGCACTCCTCCGTTGGAAAGGTGTTAATCGTAAGTACATTATCTAGAAACCTAACTCCAGTTCGGACAGTCTTTGCCAAGCGTTTCCAATCCAAGTCAGTACCATCATCAAGAACCATATTAGAAAGATTAACATTGCCCAAGCAGCAGTTGCCATAAGAAGGAAGGGAAATCTCGCCGCACGGATTCGTTGAATCCAGTTTTTCAAAGTATGAAACATTAGTGTATTTGTTTGCTAGGTCAATATTATATATGCCAGGGTCACCCGACTCGACTGAATTTTTCCAAATTTTGTCCCAAAGATCTCGGGCTTTAATATCATCACGGCCCACACACACAAAGGTATCCTTCCAATCTTCTTTATGGAAGTTATTCGCACGGGCTAGAGCATCCTCCTCATTTTGAGCGATTACAGAGAGGCTAGTCTCTCCATTGCGAGTCATGTGATAAGAATGATACTCCTTATTGTTGAAAGTAAAGTACCAATCTTCCCCTAGCTCAACAGCTTCAAGAAATCTCTCTGTAATAGCTACAGAAATGTTAAAGTTATTTAACTGCCCTTGGTCAAGCTTGACACTAAGGAACTCAAGCAAATCAGGATGAGTGACATTAAGAATGCCCATAAGAGCCGTGCGCCTATTTTTTCCCGCTCGTACATGTTCGCCAACCTCGTTAATCATTTGAAGAACCGATACAGATCCTGGGGCTGAATTGGCAACACTACCAATATCATCACCACGGGGCCTGAGTTTCGATACATTAAAACCTACACCACCACCAGCACAGGAGATTTTATACATATCCTGTATGGTCTTGGCAATGGAGTCTACATTATCCTCTGGGACAATCACATAACAGTTTAGTAGGTTGTGCTTGCCACGGTTACGCCCTGCTCCAAAGATGATCCTCCCTCCTGGGATAAAATCTCCTGACCCTACTGTTTCGTAGAATGCTTTCTCAGTTTTCTCTTTATCTTCATCCAGTTCAGCAGAGGCAATCGTCTTAGCAATTACTTTAGCCCTTTCACCCCACTTGGTTTCACCTGGGTAGGCATAGCGTGTTTCAAAAATTTCTTGTCCGAGGGTATTTAGTGTGGTTATTGACATGATTTTAAGCCTTTATGGCTGAGACTCCTTTGTTTTTTATAATAGACACACGGGGCGAAGAATCCAGCAGAGTCTTGAGATATTTATTATGTGTAATGACGAACAGGGTTTTGGTTTTTTTGATTTCCAGTAGAAGCTGGTGAAGTCCCAGAACACCCTCATCATCAATATTCTCTGCTACTTCGTCAAAGAATAATAAATCCACATGTGATTTGTCAGTAAGCAAAAGAAGATCCTTCAAGCCAAGCATTATGGCAAGATTAATCTTCCTTTTTTCACCTCCAGATAAAGATATATACGGGATCTGTTCCCCATTTGTCTTAATTATTTCAGTCAATTCTTCATCAAATTCTACAGAATATTTAGAATTTGTTAAATATGATAGGTAATAAGAACACCTCTCATTAAAGTAGTCTAGGATGTTACTAATAATATACCTAATGACTCCTTGTTCAGAGAAAGCCTTCTCCCAGAAACGCATAATATCATACCAGTTTCTATTAAGACCCTTATCCTCTTCTGCTTCCGTAATAGAAGCATATAGATCAGTCTTCATGCCCCCATAGTTAGCTTCATCTCTACATAGTTCTTTATACTTTAGAACTTTCACGAATTCTTTAGATGTTATCGGCGGGGTCCAGCGGTGGGATTCAAGATTTTTACTATCTGCCCTATGGTCTTTAATGTTTTGTTCGATAACCCCCCTCTCTACTTTAAGGGAGGCTACATCATGTTTCTTTTCAGACTTTGCACTACAGCGGGGGCAAACCCGTACAGAGTTAGGGTTTTGTATGTGGTCTTTTACATCATCCAACCTATCCTCTAAGGCATCAATCTCTTTGCGATTAGCTGACAACTTCTGGTTTAGGGTTCTCTCCTGTGTCTCCCCGTCTAAAATATCATCAAGCGAAAGGCTCAAGGTGGACTCATCATAGGTTGAGAATGCCCTCTTTGCTTCTTCGATTTCCTCAATCTTAGTATCTATAGACAGAATATTCTTTTGGTTCTCAGCAATAATAGCATCCTTCTCCTTCATTGTCTGGTAGAAAGAAGATTTATGGGCTTTAATCTTATCTCTCATCTGAAAGATATCATCTAGATTTAGAAAGTTTCTAATGATAGTCCTCTTATCATCAGCAGTACAGTCCAAGAAATTAAGATCATTGGACTGGCCGAAGAACATAGAAGCTAGAAGAACCTTGTGGTTTATGTTAAGAAAGGAGTCTATTTCTGCCTGGGTTTTCAGTACTGTATCCTGTGTCCTATTCTTATCACCTACTAGAAACTCTAACTTAGTAGGTTTCTTCTGCCTTGTTATAATTACATACTCATTATTGTGGGTAAGTTCGATCCTTACCTCGCACTTCTTCTTAGCTTGATTATTTACCAGACTATCCTCTGTACTCTTACGGATAGTTTTACCTGTCAAGGAAAAAAACAAAGCTTCTACTAGGGCACTCTTTCCAGAACCGTTTGACCCTTTCGTATCATTATTCTTTCCCTTGATTAAGGTAAGCCCACTATAGGATGTGAAATCAAGGTAAGCCTCTTTAAAAGAGTAGAAATTTTTTATTTTTATATTGTTAATCTTCATCTTTAAGAAGGCTATAGCCCTCCATCAAACTTTCTGTTGATAGCACCGAGTTAGCTGACTCTACATATTCTTTAATGATACCCTCATTAATAGAAAACAGATCCTTGCTAGGGGAGAAGGACGAAAGCTCCTCCTCATTAAAAACAGGAGAATACTTAATATCTAAGTAAGCTACCTTTAATTTATCGTAGGGAATTGGGTGGTGGTCTGCTTCAACCATTACCCTAAGGAAAGTAAAGTAATTAGGATCATTAATAATATCCAAAGCTGCCTCTACTTCGAGCGCGGGGTAAATCAAATGTCTAGGACCACTCGTAGGTTGCTTGAACTCTACCCCATC